GCCGCCCCCTGGATGCGGGGGCGGACGGCGCGCGTTACCTGCCCCGCCGCTTGTCCTAGCGGCATGGCCCCCATCGCCAGCGCCTCCGTGGGTCCGAGGCCGGCGAGTTTTGACTTGTCCAGCAGGCCGCCAAGCGTGCGTAGGCCGCTCTGAGCGAGTTCCCCGCGCGGCTGGTAGGTGAGGCCTTGCGCCACTTCCCCGGCGTAAGCCTTGGCCTCCTCACCCCCTTCCGGGGTGCCGTACTTGCCGCCGAACAGCCCCTTGGCGATGCCAGATACCCCCCCGGCGACGCCCCCCAAGAGCCCAGAACCAAGGGACGCCGCCATTTCCATCGCTGCGGCGGGTAGCTTCGAGCCCATCGTTTCGATCTGCGGCGCGGGCTTGCGGCCTGCCGTGGCATCGGAGCCGCGCATCTTCATCAAATCTTCGGTGGATATTTGCGACAGGTCCGCGCCGCTACCGCCCTCCGGCGCACCGCGCATCCGCATCAGTTCCTCGGTCGGAATGGCGGAAAGGTCGGCCATTACGGAATGACCTTCCTGCGGCGCAGTTCGGCGTCAATCTCGGCGCGCGTCGGCACGGATCCAGGCACGGATTTGTCCGGTTTTGGCGCTGGCACTGGCCGATGTGCTTCGGGCACTTCGACCCGGATGCCTTCAATCGCGGTCCTGCGGTTCGCCGCCTTCTGCGCCATGACGCCCGGAGCATCCCCAATCTGCGGAAAGTATTGCTGCTCGGCATTCTGAAATTCCGATGGCGAGATGACCGCGCCTGATTCACGGCGCAGCACGGCGTTGATGAAGTTGCGCTTCGCTTGGTCGAGTTTCTGACCCGCCTCGGTATTCAGGACATTGATTGCCGCGCCTACGCCGAACCCTGTCCTTGATCCGGGCGTTGATTTCGTGCGTCCTTGAGACTCAAGATCGGAAAGAATTGAGTCCGCTTCCTCCATGCGATTTGAATACAGAAGCGCCTTGGACTGCGAATCGTTCAGACCCTTTTCCTTTTTCCCGATGGGCTGACCGCCTGCTGTGATCGGGCGAGTTTCCGCTGTCGCGGAATTAACCTGCAATCCTCGATCAAGATCGTTCGTCCATTTTCCCGCTTCCGTAGCAACCTTCGCCCGCTCCGCAACGCGCCCATGTTCGGCCTTTGTCTCGGCAAGAGTCGCCCCAGCCCTTGCATCCGTCGCCCTTTCGCCCGGGCTCATTGTCTTGGGCTGCAACCCCGTGACGCCACCCATCGCATTCGGGTTCGCCTGCACGACGCCCTTTGTTCCGCCGAAGTCCTGCACGGAGTAAAGAGGCTTAAGGCGGTCCACCAGATCGCTTGCCTTCTGAACGTGCGTCATCTGCCATTGCGTGAACGCGGGATCATTCACGCTCGCGGGCATTCCCTGGATAGCCTGCGGCCCTGCGGTTCGCAGCAATTCCTCGCGGAACTGCGCGAGCGCCGCGTCGTTGCCAATGTTGGCGATGCGCTCGCGGCCAGCCTCGATTTTCTTCACCAGAATCTCGGCCTGCGTCTTGTCGATGTCGCCCTGCGTTTTTGTGTTAGCAATCTGGTTCGTGCGGTAGGTCTGCGCGTACTTCGGGTCAATTGCCGCAATCTCGGTTGCGTTCGGGTTCGGATTCTTCGAGAACAAATCGCGCAGCCTGGCCTGCGATTCCATGTCCCGCTGCGCGCCGCGCAACTGCATACGCTGCATATCGGATTGCCCCATCAGGTTCGAGAGGCTCATCGCCTGCGCGTACTGATCGAGCGGCCCCGGAGCTTGCGCCGGAGGGCGGATCATCGAATAAATGCTTGCGTCCGATGGCATGATCGCTCCTAGTTCTGGTACACAAGGTTAGGGTCGCTCAGGTCGAACCCGGTATTGGTGTTGTAGCCCCCATATCCACCGCGAGAAGCGAGAAGCTGAGCCAGCGTCTGCTGCTGGTTGTAATTGTTGCTCAACGTGTTCGCCGCTCCGCTCAACGCATTTCCGCCGGCAATCGCAGCCGCCCCTCGCGCGTTGCCTTGGTTGCTTATCAGGTTGCCGATGGTGTTCGCGGAGTTGCTCCCGAACTGTGCCGTGTTCGTCGCCGCCGTCTGTCCAGTTCCTGCGATCCCCGCAAGCCGGTTGTAGAGGTTCGTCTGATCGCCCACGAACCGCGCCTGCGAACCAGCCGCCTGGTTGCCCGTGTAGTCGGTCCCGAAGCGCGTCAAGGCTTTGAGCGTCGCCCCGCTATTCAGGTTGCCGCGCGCCGCGCCCATGTTCGTGAGCGCCTTCGTGCCCTGGTCCAAGCCCTGCTGGTAACTCGCCTTCGTCACCGGATCGTCCCAGAAGTCGGCGAGTGTGAATTTCTTCGTCAGATCCCCGAATCCAGGCGCTCCCGTATTCTGCGAAGTCCCCATCAAATCGGATAGCCGCTTTACGGCCCCGGTGCCCGCCGTGCGCCACGGTTCGAGGTCCGCGCGGTTCGTGTCGTACTGCCTGCGCTGCTCGGCAATCGCCTGTTGCGTTGCCGCATCCTGCGCCCTTACCGCATCCGAGGCCGACCCGGACTGTACCAGCGCCCCCAATACCGGCCCAGCAGCCGACAGGAGCCAGCTTGGAATTCCGCTCAGACCAGAGGCTGCGGCCCCAGCAGCAGACCCAGCGCCTGCGGCTCCGCTGCCCCCAGCACCAGCAGCCGCTGCGCCGCCTGCCGCCAGCGCCGCCGGAAGGGTGCCTGAGTACATCGCCCCGGATGCGTTCTCGCCGCCCGTTATCCCTGCGGCAATACTCTCTGCGGTTGGCGCTGCGCCGGCAGTATCGCCCCCACCGCCGAGCGCCGAACTCGCAAGCGTGGACGAACCCGGCGGAAGGCCAGTCCCGCTCGTCAAGCCGGAAAATATCTGCGACGGGTTGTTCAGCAGGAACTGAATCGTGCTTTGCGTCCACGCCGGATTGATCTGTCCGAGTGCCTGTATCGCCTGCTCCCCGGTCATCCCCTTGTTCGTGAGGTCTATCAGCCCTTCAATTGGGTCTGAATATGGAAGCGATCCAGCGCCCTGATTGACGCCCCAAGGAGCGTCTGCGATATTGATTGTCCCGCTGGATGTCGGCGGTGCGGCGTTTTCCCAACCCGGAACAGTGCCGGTCAACGCCCCCGCCTGCGACCCGTACATCGCGCCCGCCGCGTTTTCGCCTCCGAGCATTCCAGCTTGGATGCTCTCTGCGGTTATCCCGCCGCCCGACGATCCGCCTAACAAACTGGACAGATCGCCAAACGCCCCTGCCCCCATCATCGCAATCGGAGCGGCGGTAATGGCGGCGTCAATCAGGTTGCCAAAATCGAAGTCGTTATCCGCAGCAGCCTGCTCTAACTCAGCTTGGCGCCCAGAGCGTTGCGCCGGGTCATTCTGAAATGCAAGAAAAGCCTCCTTGGATTCAGCCGTGTGGGGTTGAACGTAGGCATAGTTCTGGAGATACCCATCCCATGACCACCGCTCCGGATGGTGTATGCCATCGGCAGCGATCATTGCGCCGTTGTCTGTACTAAACGAGTCAGGCCACGCCATAGTTATGTCCTCAGATCGTCCACCACTGCGAGCCGTCGCTAACCAGATCAACGGACACATACTGCGTCGTGGTAGTCCACGTCGCCGCGCCGTCTATGTTCGCGCCGTTGCCTGATACCGTTCTCGTGCCCCCGCCCGCGTTGATCGCCTTGCAAGTAATGCGCTTTTTAACGGCCTTCGCTGCCGTGGGGAGCGTCACAGTGATATTTCCATTGATCAGGATCACGCTGTCGGTCAGCGCCGCCTGATACGCCGCCGTCACCGTGCGAACGGGCGCATTGAGCAGGTACACAAGCTGCTGCCATACCTGCGTGAACCAGTGCGCCCACGGCTGCGTCCATGCGGCTAGTGCATCGCCAGCAGGCAAGCGGGATGCAATCGGCGGCTCGCTAATCATTCAAGTCCCCGAACGTGAACACCACCTTCACCGGATCGGTGATCCGCAGCTTGAACAGCCAGTCGCGCGCAATGCCGAGCCTCCGCCACGTCACGCGCGTCAGGTACGCGCCCATCGCGCCTAGCGTTTTCCATAGTTCCGTGCCCCAGGTCGCGCCGTTGTTTTTCGAGATTTGCAGCATCACTTGCGGGTCGCTTCCCTGTCCGCTCGTAAGCCCGACTCCCACCTGCATATCCGCGTACAGCGCATCAATCCTCTGGCGCTGGTTGCCGTGGAAGATGTGTCTTGAAACAATCTCGCGCGCTATCGCCGTGCCGTTATCTGTGTAGGTATCGGCTTCCAGCGTGTACACGTCGCCCGTCGAGTAATCCGAGATAAGCGTGTTGTTCAGGTAGTCAAGCTGCAATTCGCCACGGTGCCGCGCCCCTGAAAGCCCGTACTCAAGGGGCGACCACATCCCGCTCGATGCGTCGTAGAGCCAGGACTTACCCGCGCTCGGGAAATTGATCTGCAACATCGGATGCCCGCCCAGCATGTAACTGTAGGCCGTGGCATCGGCCACCACGGCATAGCCGTTGATGAGCGCGTCAATCTCCTGCGTGCTGATCGGCTTGGGGACATAGCCCTGGATGAACATGACCTGCACTTGACCCGCGCTCGGTGCCATGAGGGCCGCGATGCCGGAATTGAACTTGCACACCGACCAACGCGCGGCCAGCCCGAATTCCTGCGTCGCGCCCTTGATCGCGGCAAAGGCAAAGTCCGCTTCGCCAATGACGCCCCAAAATTCTGTCGTGTTCTCACCGAATAGGATCAACTCACCATTGTCAGCAAATACGCGCACCAGCCCGTCCGGATTCGATTCGGCTGTCGCAAAATCAAGCGCGTCCCATGCCGTGCCATCGGGCGAAGTCTGGAACACGTCCCCGCTGCCCTGATCGACGACGAACTGGCCCGCGAGCCACGTGCATGTGCGCGCCGCATCGGGGAAGTCCGCATCCGAGATCGTGGCAAACGTGGCAGAAGCCACGGTGTAGGCGTATCCCGTGGTTCCCGTGGTGATGATGATCGTCGTGCCGTCGTAGGCCAAGTCCACGCGGCCCGATGTCGTGTCCAGCGTGCCGCGCGAAGTTTTCGCGCCGCCGTTGTTCACTTCGTAGAACGTGTCGCGGTGAACGGCGTAATACAGGTCGCCGATGGCGATCCAGCCGCGCACGGGTGTATCGCCGAAGGCCGTTTTCAGCACCGTTCCCGGCGTGCCGTAGAACGAGATTTGCGCCTTGTCGGGATCGCGCGCCACTTCCGCGTACAGATTCAGGTGCCGCTGCGCTGAGACCGTGTAGGACTTGCTCTGCTGCCCGAGGCCATAGAAGGGAGTTATCAGATCATCCCCCGCTGTAGATGTTGCCCGCCGGCCAGCGGCGCGTGAGGACTCCGGCCTCGGAGCGCATGATCGGGGAAGGCGCGTTGATGCGCTTGATGTTCGCCTTCGACATGACGGCGAACGCCTTTACTTCATCTGGAACCTTCTGCCCGAACTCCGGCCCCGCCCAGCGCACGGCAAGGTTGAACGCGATCAGATCCTCGTAGCCCGGTGGCAGCGCAAGGGCCGTGGTCAGAGCGGCGAACTGCTGCAACTGCTTCCAAGAGAAGATATGCGCCACCGCAGAGGCCGAACTCGGCACCGGCCAGAAGGTGAGGCGCGCGAGCGGGTTTTGCATGTCCGGGAACAGGTACTGCGGGATATTCGATTGCGTGGTCTTGTCCACGATCGCAGCAAAGCCCTCGAAGTTGAGCACCTGCAGCGGCGTGTCGATGCTGTTGTAGCGGATAAAGCAGGAATCCTCGATCCGAGTCGGGCGCGTCGTGTTCAGGTCGCCGCCAGAACCCATCGTGTAGGT